AAAAGAGGTTGCCGCCTCCACACCGATTTGATCAAATGGAACTTGTTGTTGAAGACCAATATTCTGATAGCCCGAGGTATTAACTTTTTCTTCCGAGGGTGCAAGGACACAATCGCTGAAAACTTTGCTTAACCCTTCTATCTGGCTGGCATTATGGATTGCTAGTGATCTCTTGTCTGTGGTGCTAGTTATGTTGCCTCCGCTGGTTGTTACCGAGCAGATAGGCACACTGTCGGCTGGTTGAGAATTATCCTGGTCGATGTGCCAGGTGCCGTCTTTGACGAGGAAGACGTAGTTTGTTGTGTTATCGACCATCGTCAAGTTCTCAGTTGCATTGTGTTCTACACGATAGCCCGAGATGAAGGCTACACCAGCAGCCACCGGAAGCGTTAAGCCTGATTGCGAGCCTGGAACCGTGAAGCCGCTCAAGACAAAGTCGAGATGGCGCCCCTTAAGTAGCCTAGAATGTCTGTCTGCCGTGATCACGACCGTGTCTTTAGGCAAAACCTCTAACACCATTTTCGATCACCTTATCCTGCTGAAGCTGAAATATCCCAATCACATGTAGCAGTTTTAGCCGTTGTCTTCTCGAAGGGCGATGCTAGCAATGCTCTGCATAGCATTGTGCCTCCGGATAAAGCAGTGAAGAGCCCTGCTTCACGCCAGGTCCCATTATTGTCTGCCGAGCCGAAGAACGTCGAGAATGTGCCCTTGTTGGTTGATCTGAATCGTTCTGTTATGACTTTCCGATCACCGATCGGTGTTTGCAGATCTGTGTCTCCTGCCGCTGGGGGGTTGGATCCTGAGCCTACACCGCAGTGGGTGAAGTCGGCGTCGGAAGCTCCGATGATAAGGTCGATGATCTGGTAGAGCCCTGCATTGACAACCAAGTTTTTAACACGCTGGCATTCTCCAGGTATAATCTTGCCTGTCCTCGCGTGTCTGACGGTTAACTGCATTTCGCCTTTCAGTTCGATCTTTTCCTTATTTTCCATTTTTCTAATCAACTCCTATCCCCAGTCGGAGAACGCCCACTTGGCTGTTCCCCAGACGAAGGTGCCAGAATCTTTCGGCGTGTTCGTCAAAAGATCTGTGACTGCGAAGGGCGAAGAGACCAGGTTCGCCCGCTGGTTAAGGTATAAAGCGTCAATAAGTTTGATCGGGTCCAATAAGGACTGATACCAGTCCACAAGCGTAGTCGTGTCGATCCCCTCGAGGCCCAAGGCTGTCTTCCGGATCTCGTCCGCAAGATCCTTCAAATAGTCCTCAAGTCCCTCGCTTCGCTGCGAGAGCCTGACTTTATAGGCGTAGGATTCGAGGTGTGGCTTGACCTCCAGTGTCACATCCTGAACCTTATAAAATCCAACGAGATTGCCCACATCGACTGTAACCATCTGTCCTGGAGACAGAATGGGATCCAACTGCACGGGAATCTCGACATCGCGCACGCGATCCCGCATCCTTTCAAGCTCACGATTAGCGATCCTCCTGGCAATCTGTCTTGAAAGGATGGCAGGATCCTTGACAATGTGGTCCCTTCGCAGATAATACCCAGCGCTTATACCATCCTCTGCATAGGCGATGACCCGAGAACCGTAGTAGGTTTTGAAAGCTAGTTCGTATGTTGCGGTGCTCTTGGTCCAGTCAATCCCATCGGCTGAGTAGGCATAGGTTCCGGTTGCGCCTCCGTCGTGATACCATTTGTAAGTGTTTTCGGCATCGCCAACTTTCTTGAGGATGATCCAATAGGTTTTACCGGTTACGAGGTTCTTCTCGATTGAAATTGGCTTCCAAGCCGCGTCTTCGAGGTAGTTTTTGGAGTAGCGAAATTCTTTGATTAATTCGCCCGCGGGAAGACCATCTAATTCCTCGCGTATCTCTCCTTCTAAGTCCGAGGTGGGAGACCCTATCTTTTCGAGATACAATGACAGTTGTTTTAACTCGCTCCTAGTCGGCGAAAACGGCCGAGCATACCAATAGTCGGCGAGGCTTAGAGATCCTCCAGCGACCCCTGTCTTCTCCTGGTCCACAGTCAAATCCACGCCGCCGAGAACATAAACCGCGTTTTTGACGGGCGTGATGTCGTCGGCATACTCCAACTCGGCTAAATCGCTAGAAGTGATGGTCAGCCCTGAATCTTGGCTTGTTGGCGCGAAGAAGTGTAGGTCAAGCAAGCTATCAACATAGTAGCTCCAAAGACCCGCGAGTTTAGCAAGGAGTTCCAAACACTCACTCAATTTCCAATAAGGAAATCTGATGTCCTGGAGTGTAACTGTTGTCGCGTCCACGTGGCTGGTTGTTATGGAAGGAGCAAACTTCTCGATCAGATCCTTAACGATCAGGCTGATCTCTTTATCGCGATAGCTTTCGACGACATAGCGATTGAGGAAGACTACGCTGTAGTCGCTACCCTCAAGCTCTAGGAAGTCTTTCCCAGCAGCGTCAACATTCACGGTTTTCTTCTCGATGATGCCTTTGAAGACCTTGGTCATGGGTGGGTTGTTGCGGTCGATCCAGATCTCGACCACATTGCCCTCGTTATAATCAGATGTGTGAAGATCATCCTCGTTGTTAATCGTGATTCTGAAGGTATCGATCCTTTCGTTCAGGGCGAGGTTAACAGTTATCTTTTCAATATCGTCCTGTGGCACTTCGACGCCGCTGATGTTGACTTTGCCTCTTAGAGGTGTGCTCATCTGATCAGCCTTCTCAACTCGCTGACAACCAGCTCGCTAGCTTTGCGAGCTGTAGCCTCGTCGGCGCTACCCTCAATCACAATTAAGGGGCCATGAATCGTCAAGCCACCGGCTGCAGGAAGAGGAGAAGCCTTCGCTTCCGGGATGATCCACTCGTGGCGATGGAGGTAAGCCAACCCAGCTTCCTCGACGAAACCTCCGAATTGATAGGCTTTGATGTTGTGAACGAGGATGCCATCGGCGAAGTAGGTGTGATGTTTTTCTACTTCGAGGTTATAGCTTGGCTCGCTCCCATCGCATCGCTTGATAGAATTGACGACGACGGGGTCTCCGTTGACATTCAAGAGCTTGCTCTTTAGACGCAGTTTCTCTGTCTTCACCCAGCCGTCGTCTGCCCAGACTGTGTGATTTGGGGTGACTTTGAGCCTATCATTTATGACTAGGTAGAACCGCCCTGTCTCTCCAGGAGTGTGATGATATACTCTGACGACTTTGCCTTGAACGCCTGCGCCATCAGACCAGCTTTGAACAAGATCTCCAACTTCAACATCCTCAATGTTTTTGAATGATCCATCAGCCATTGTGATCTTTGTTCCCGCCAAGAAGCAGCCACCCCCTATAGGCGGCGGGGTAGGACTTGGAACTCCAGGCGTGGCAGGTGCGGTAGGCGCTTTTGCACCCGCTGCTTTACCGAGCCAACTCAGAAAACTCATGATGGCGTTGATCGCTGCGCTTATTATGCCCACGAGAGTGTTGATTATGCCGATGATCGCGTCGATCACTGGCTTAATTGCGTTGTAGACTGTGGTGAAGACGCCGATGACGGCATCGCGGAAGCCCATAAAATTGGTAACCAACGCGGTGATCAGAGCGGCTATGGCGGCGAAGGCGATTATCAGCCATCCCATTGGGTTGGTCGCCAAGAAGGCTGAGAAAGCGCCGATCACGCCTTGGAGGCTTGTGATACCGGTGATGACCGTCGGGATAACCATTAGAGCGGTGCTGATCATAGCCTGATTCATGTTCTGCTGTGCGATGCTGAGCCTCTCACCGGCGAGGGTCAAATCGTCTTGAGCAGCCTTAAGCGTAGTTGCCGCTGCTTCAGCCTGAGGGCTGTCAGCCCCGAACTTCTCGACTGCTGCGTTGTAGGCTTCCTGGGCCTTCTGGACCCGCCGAGTTGTATCCTCGAGTAGGTTGGTAGCCCTGTTTACTGTATATTGTGCCTTTTCAACACGATCGTATGCGAAGACTAGGCTGGTTACACTCGTCATCAAGCCTGAAATGCTTGTGCCTAGACTCTTGAGGCTGAAAGAGGACTTTGTATTCGCTGTTTCAATGCGGCTGGAAGACTGCTCTACGGCGCCGGCCATGGCGTTGGCTGAGTTTCCGACCTTCTGCATCTCGTCGCTGGCGTCATCTATCGCCTGAATCAGGATACCAACCTTAACTTCTGCCATTCGGCTTGTTCCCTTCTAATCTGCTCGGCTACCGAAGCTGGTTTTTCCTCCTCCAGCCTTTTCTTCAGCCACCGATCCGTTTTCACGCTTATCATGCTGTCAAAGATGAAGGTCGCGATCGGGCTCAGATCCGGATTTACGATCTCGCTGGGCAATTTGTGGTACTTCTCAGCCAGTAGGCCTGCCGCTAGGCCCAGCTGGCTTCTCGCGAAAAAACTGCATTCTCTCAGCCGTGAAGCGGTCAAGGTCGTTGAAGGCGATGACCTCGTTGAACAGCGTGATCAGATCGACTCCCTCGATATCTCTAAAGCTGAGCTCCTCATCGCCAGTTGCGTCCAAAACGAGAATCGGTTTCGTGACCGATTCAGCCAGCAGTGCTGATACCTCTTTGCTGCGCAGTAGATCCACGAGCTTAAACTCATCTTGCTCTTTTGCGATTTCGTCTAAGAGGCTCCTCTTGGCTTTGAAGATCTTGGCACAAGCTAGGACATCGACCTTCTTGATCTCGAAAGTAGCTCCACTGGGCAGCTGGATGATTTTCCTAGCTCGCCTCTTCTCCTCCAGGCGATTGCGATACTCGGCTCCGGTCGTGGTCTTCATCAGAGGCTCGTCTCCTTGTTTTGCAGCTTCGCGCGAATCACATAGGTCGCTGTGGCGTCGTAGATTGCCCTGAACTCTACGCCCTGGACGATTAATTCGCGTCTATCTAAGAGGGCTTTGGCGGTGTTGTAGTATACTTGCGGGATCTCCAGCTGTAAGCTGTATTTGTAGGCGCCCTCGATGACCGCACCTTCCCATCTCAAGTCTAATGCCACACCAGTGAGAGCCGACTGGGGCTCTGTGGCCGCTGCCACACCGTAGAACTTCTCGAGTTGGCTTTTATCGACAAAGTCTATGTCGAACCGCCCATTGACGACTCGCGTTGTAACTGGTAATTTGCTTATCACCCTGCTCTGGGGCCTGTACTCCTCTTCTTTTAATGCATTCTCGATTTTCACCTCGATCCCGATGATGTCTCCGTTCGCGGCGCCATCGATTTTGTATGTTCCCTGCGTGAATGTGAGGTCAGGCAGGTTACTCCAGCTCGGCGTGCTCAATGAAACAACCTTCTCTGTTTTGCCAACCAACTCCACGCTGGCACCTAGCTTGCCTTTTCGCACCGTCTTGAGTGTCAGTCTTCTGATCTTGCAGCCGGGGTATTGTAACCCCGTGATAGTGTCCATCCCCTTCTCCAGCGTAAAGCTTGGGGGATCGTCAGCTGGCGTGATCGTGTGTAGGTAAGCGGCTGTGCCTCCCTGCTGTGCGGACTCCACGGCTCCTAGGCAGAAGAGTAGCAGCTGCCCGATCCCGTTCTCCGGGGCAACAAACATGTCGAAGCCGCCCTCAACCTTGACAACACCGGGACTCTGGGAGTAAAAGTCACGGCCTCGGATGCTGTCGTCTGCTAGGATTTCTTGACTCGCAGCGATAGATTCCTTGACAACGGGAATGAATTTTGTTGGTGTAACAGGCGTCCCGTAATTTGTTTCCTTAGCGACACCTACATATCTTGCCATTTCCTATCTTTTACCTCCGTTTTTTCTCTTTCAATTCAACTGGTTTGAAGAGACCTGTTTTGATCAAGTCTTCTCCAATTTGATCGGGCACCTCGACTGGTTTGCCCGGCTCGAAGAAGCCTACGCCGTCCACCGAGACGCCCGAGTCTTGGCTGATGTATACGATTTTCATTTAGATCGCCTTCCAAGGCTCGACTGTGATTATTGACCAGAACAGGTTGTAGTCTTTCCCAAGCGCGTAATCGAAATCGCGGTCGATGAAGTACAGGATCTCGCATCTGCCGCCAAGGGTGCGATCCTCGAGGAGCTTGTCGTGGACATCTCCCGCGAGTTCTAGGATGTCAGCGGCGCCGCTGGTTGGATTAGGATCCCGCTCGATCACCACGATCTTGGTGCGAAACTTGTGGAGGATCTCCGCCACGTTCTCGTCGCTTTCTTCGTCCTTGCCTGGGATCACATAGCAGGCTGGGAACTTATCGGGCGGCAAGGTGGTGAGTTCGCCGACAGTCACGCTCTTGATTTCGGTGAGTTCCGCAATTTTGCTTTTGATCGCGTTCAAAATGTCTGCGTGAACCGTTTTTAGTGCCATTTACTCCATCACCTGCCGCAGGATCTCCTGGAAGACCGCTTCTACTGTTGGCCCGGCTCCAGCTGCAGTTTGTGTAACATAATATTGTCCCTTGATCCCGGGATGTATACCGAAT